TCAGCTACTGCAGTAGCAGGTCCAGAAATAGTCCCATCTGGATCTTCAAATTCATCAGCTTGCGCAGCAAGTTGTAAGGATGGTCCTGATACTCTGACATCAACTGCCCGAGCATAAATTGTGATGTTAACATCGGTTCCTACAACAGCATTATTATTGGTGAGATCAAAAATTGTATCATAATGCAATTGTCCCATACGACCAAGATCATAATTAACACCACACGCAATCCAATTAGAATAATTGATATATGGCAGTAACATAGTACCACCTTGATTGGTTTGTGGGTAAACATGAACAGGAGATCGTTGAGACTTTAATAGAATCAATTCATCACCAGTAGCCCCGGAGGCTATTCTTCCCGGTTCGAAATCGTACATTGGTTGATACGAAAACATGAGATCACCGTAATATCCTGGTGCTCCATTAATCTTAAACGTTAATTCCAAATTGCAAGCTAAGAAAGCATAATTATCCAACTTCTTTTTAATTGCAGCATTATTAAAAAACAATTGCCAGGGTAAAAGAGTACCCGACAATGGAGTTCCCAATGCCCACGTCAGAGTAGCAATTTCGACTGATCGTTCTAAAAAATCAGCCAAATCAGTATCTGCAGTATAATTGTCATAAAAGGTTGAATCAGTGATCGGATCAAAGACCATCTTATTGCCTTGGTTATCATCAACAAAAGTCATGATTTGATTTTTGGTGGTACCAGATCCACCTAAGGTAATTATTTTTCTTGTGTTACTGAGACATTTACTTCACTTTATACATCGACTCAAACATATATAGCTATTCCATTGTTCTGTAGTCCAACTGGCTACACCTCTAAATAGAGACTTCGAGGAACGCTCACGTGGGAAAATGTGCCACCCACTCTCTGGAAATCATTATACAATGGAAACTACGGATTTCCAGCAGTAACTATGACACACTAGCGTTTTTTGGTTTAAAGGACATATTCGCCAAAAGCCCCATTAGGAACATCTATGAAGCCATTGTGGTCCCGACCACAACAAGCATTCTGGCTAAATTCATCCACTTCTATATAATAAACAACACTTAGAAATGGAATTACATACAAACAAATACCTAACTCATTTTTGTACCTGACTATCTTATTAAAATTTTGTCTCAAAATGTGTTGATCAATACCCCACAACAATGGTGGAATATCGTCAATAATTGGACAAAATACATGCCACATATTTCCACTATCACATCTATAACGCTTAAGAGTCATGCCAATCTCAAGCGAAACTGAGCAAATCTCACGTACATCATTTATTAATGAAGGTGATGACAAACCGAAACAACATGAACAAGAGAATGATTGAATAGCTGTAGGACTAGTGACAGCAGGACCGATGGTAACTGCTTCGATTTCTATTTCCTGATCAGTATCATCTTCTAATTCATTTTCAGCTAAGACCATGCGTTCAAACTCCTCTAGATCATAGTTATCTATATGAATATCTTCTGCTTGGGCTTTGAGATCCAATCGAGTAGCTAATAACATTTTTGAGGACTCCCAAAATTCTTCATACAATTGATCCCACGTTGGAAATGTGGAATCTTGTACCCAGAATTGCAAAGAATGAGATCGCACGTACAATTTTAATACTGCAGACATCTCCTGGAATTTATCCTTGCCGTGAAAGAAATATTCCCTTACTGCACTCGATACTATAGAAATCATTTGCTCTTCATCAGAGATGGTTTTACTTTGTACTATCATCATTAAAGATTTAATGATACTTGTTTCATCTAGGGGAGCTACAAATGCTCCTACATCGGTATCATATCGCCATTTCCGCTTAAGGAAGTCAGCATCCTTGATATCAATGAAAGGAATACTCTCAGCCTCCTTATCAGCCATAGTATAAATGATACCATAAGTATATAGTGCCTCAGCTAAAGAAGTATGATTAAATTCCTTCTTAAGTAGACTCACTGACATGATATTGTCATCCCCATATGTTAACAAACTTACATTGTCTCTAAATGATGAAACGTCGCCTATGACATGTTTATATCCTATCCTAACATACATACTATTAACTAAACTATTTATGATAACAGTCAAAGGGTGCCCACTAGGATTAGATCCATAAAATTGAACAAGATCTCCATTAAAGTCAATCAAGGGAAAAGCAGTATCTTCTGCTATGCATCGCATTGCACGTAATTGTTTTGCTGTATAATTCCCGCTAGTTTCGCATAAATCTATTAATATATCAAAAGCAGCAAGTATCAGCTGAGCGCTCATTCGTTTATCAAATGATTTATAATCGCCGGCGATGATTCTTGATTTGCCATGCTTTGTGACATACTTATATACTTCACCCCATTCAGTAGATTGGGATACGGTACCAACAGCAGTCTCAAATGCGAATTTATTATTTTGTATACAACGAATGCATGATAAAAAATATTTGCGAACAACTATTGTCCAGTCCATTGGTGAACCAGTAAAGACTCTTGTTTTACCTGATTCAGCCTTCGCAAAGGATACAGCTTCATCCTTAAGGTTGCCACAGAAATT